TGGGCAGAGAACGAATACCGTATCTAGATATTAAGAGCTTCCAAGGACTCTACACCAAGAGTGCGCCTGAGCTAATGCAGGCTGAGCAGCTTGCTGTTGCTCAGAATTGCGACTTCTTCGAGGAATATGGTTCCGCGGCTAAGATCCGCGGTAGCTCTAGAGTCCTGAATGAGCCTCACACGGAGGGCGGTACTGCCCAGAAGATCCCTTGGATCGAGTTCTTCAAGTCAGCGGATCTGGACGGTACCATCCTCAGGCAGACTCTCGTAGCCGCAGGTACTACCTTAGGTAAGGTCGTTGATGGTAACATCGTCCCTCTCCTGACAGGTAGGACTCCCGATCTATACCACACCTCTGACATGCTAGACCGCTTCATGTTCATCACCAACTACAACCCTGACCGCGTAGGCGAGGGTGACCAGCTAGTCAAGTACGACGGGGCTGTCTTCACCAACTGGGGCGTGGCCGCTCCAGGCCAACAAGAGACAGTAATCGACGCCTTTGATGACGAGTCTTCATGGACTCCTGCCCACTGTGTCCTATTTGACCAGTCCAATACCACCACTGGTGACGTTACTTGGGACGGTGAGGCTATCAAGATCAACGCGGTCTTCTACGCACAAGACACTTTCTCCATTGAGAAGAACCATGACGAGTTCTATGTTCAAGGGGACGAACGAGACAACTCTAAGGCGATCCGGAATAGGGTCTCCTTCTTCGCATACATCCCCCGTGGTGAGCTGACAGCTTCTCTGACTAGACCTACGAACACAGGGTTCCAGACCCATGGTCCGGTTCTCTCTGTCTACGTCAGCCCAGACGCCGACACTGTGGAGGACAATAACTGGCAGTTCGACTTCCCGAACGGTAACCTCCGCGAGGGGTGGAACAAAATCAACCTCAACTTTACAGCAGGGGCCCCAGGTGATCTTACGAGAATTAACTCCCCGGCAGGGACGTACTTCGGCCACTTCTATCCGGAGGATCAGGTCGTCAAAAGCACGAAGTTTGAATTCTACCTCCAGACAGCCCAGACCACCGTCAACAACCTCCGAATCGATAGGTATCAAAAGGTGGATGAAGGCGCTCTGGTCGCCAACACCAATGAGTCTGGACCGGCCGATCTTACAGGTCTATATTCTTATAAAGTTGTTTTTGTTAGTAAGTATGGTCAGCTTAGTAATGCTGGTCCTGCTAGCGTATCAGTTACTGCAGACCACGAGGGACAAATTGATCTTACTCGTATCCCTCTATCGCCGGATTTGCAAGTTACTACCCGGCGGCTCTACCGAACGGTAGGCAATGGTTCGGTGTGGTTGTTCCTCGATGAGATCTATGACAACGTGACCACTACGTACACGGACATCACCGCAGATGGTAGCCTCAGCAATGAGACTTCCCCTCAAGCAGGTGACTACTCCGATGACAACTCCGTACCTCCCAAGTGTGGGATCGTGAAGCGGTGGAAGAAGACTGTCTTCATGGCAGGTGACCCCCAGAACCCGTACACCCTGTACTTCTCTGAGGATGATGAGCCTGAGAGCTTCCCCCTGATCAACGCCCTGGACATGGATGCCAAGATCACAGCGATGTACGAGACCTATGCTGGTCTGGTCGTTGAGACCGAGACAGGTAAATGGCAACTCATTGGTGATAACCCTGATTACTCGTTCGATAAGATCGTGCAGAACATGGGCTGTGTAGGTCGGAGGGCTGCTGGAACCGCACGCCTGATTGGCTATTCAGTTGACCGTGACGGAATGCGGCTCTTCGACCTCAGTGAGACCAAGAAGATCAGTGAGCCTATCCGGGACAAGTACGATGCCCTGAACAAGGTGAACATCGAGCTGATGCATACTATCCACAGTCGATCGAAGAACATGATCCTACAGTTCAACGCTGATGCAGCTGGGGATTACACCTCGATCTTCTGTTATCAGTACCCCATTGACGCTGTAGAGGCGGGGTATTGGACTGACATAGTGACCCCAGATGCAGCCAACCTGAACTTTCTCGATGCTACAGAGATCGAAGATGAAAATGGAGACTTCCAGATCCTGGCAGGTGGAGATGATGGAATGATCTATCAGTTGTTCGACGACGACTCTAAGAACTGGGTAGATGCTGCGGGCGACACCTACGCTATCGACACCAAGCTCCAAACCCACTACATGAGAGTGGGATACCTTGGAGCAGAGGTAGAAATAGCTACAGGCCGAGTCTCTCCGCATACCTTAGAGATGAGAATAGGAAACGACGACGCTTGTATCTGGACTGCCACGGTTGAAACAGCAGATGGGATCTCACAAAGTCTGGCTTTGTCTAGCTCCACCTTGACTATGGAGTTTGGCACAAACAACTCACTAATTAGACAGAGGGTACCTAACTCAGAAACGATACCAGCCGAGTACGTAAGACTCACTTGGCAGAACGCTGAGAAGGATGTCTATACAAAGCTGCTGGCGTCGAGGTTCTCCTACCACGTCCAGTCTGCCCTTGCTATAGTCACTGATGTCGATAACACGACTTCCTGATGGCGAAGGTAAAATCACCCTCGGTGATGCGAGAAGCCCGGCTACGGAAGTGGCCCGCGGGTAGGGTAGCCCAACTCAAATTGTTCCTTGGTCATCTAGAGCAAGCTGTGGGTATATCCCTAGCTGCTCAGGTGGAGCAATCTCCTAGGCGAATGTTCTCTGAGTTCGTTCCGAAGATCGTATCGCAAGACGTTACCGTAGAACTGTCCTTCACCGAGCTAAGGATAACGTTCGAGCCTCCGAAAGGGTTGAAGAATCTTCTGTTCTATGAGTATCAGCTCAGCGCTACCGAAGGGTTCTACAACTTCGACCAGTTCCAGTCGCCTGAGTCTCACTACATATGGCCAGGTCTAGAGGAAGGTACTACGTACTTCCTCAGGGTCCGGGTAGTAACTAAGAATGGAGAAGTAGGCCCTTGGTCTGATGTTGTAGAGGTTCTTACTCCCTGGGCCCAGTCCTATGGGTTGTTCGACGCGACCGAACGATCACAGAAGATTAGCCGTACCAACGGGAATCCTTGGGTAACACTCTGGGAGAGGGACTACAATGCGATCGGAGGTTTTGCGTACTACTCTTTGGACTACGACATATCAGTGTTTAGAGATTGGGGCAACAATCTCCAAGGTAACATCGAGTGGACCGACGTAGAGTTTAAGTGGATGGAGTTAGTGCCAGGAGCGGAGGAGCACACCCAGAAAGGACAGAACTTCCAAGTAACCACGTACAGCTCCAGCAATGAGTTCTCGTTATCAGGGTTCTACTCATTCGTAGTTGTGACCGATGGGTATCCTACAGCGCTAAGCATCCCTGGTACGTGGGTGAATCCAAGGCGAGGTACCTTCGTTCAAAAGTTCTCGATTCTAGAATTAGGGACTTACAACTTTAGGCTGCTAGCAAGGATATCTAGTGCAGACCACGCAGGGTTCAAGAATGATTTTGTTGTAGTTGAAGGTACCAGCTTTACGTATGGAGCAGATGCATATGCCAGGGTCAAGAACTTTAACATCTACGAAACCTTGGTGACTTCATAATGGCTGGTGAATTCCTAAGCAGCTTCGCGAAGTTCTTTACCAACCTCAGACCAGCTCAACGCCAGGAGATTGAGAGGGCGTTCGCGGATCTACAGAACTCCAAAGAGATGACAAGCCTGGATGAATCGCTGAGGCAGCTAAGGAGAAAGCCAGACCAACTTCTCCCTATCCCACAGCTCAATGTGTTCGAAGCAGTGAATGGTGCGTACATTTCCTGGCAGGCGCTACAAGATCAGCGTATCAACTTCTATGAGGTTGATGTGTCTATATTCAGTAACTTTGCAACGTTCACCACAATCAAGACGTTCGGAACAGACATTACACTTGAAGGATTAAAGACGACAAAATACGTTAGAGTACGGGGGGTTAGACGAGATGGTACAACCACACCTTATTCAGAGGTAACTATTGTAACTGCAGATCAGTTTGAAATCCGAGCACATACAGATGAGTCTTTCTACCTAACCTTAGAGAGAGACACACTGCACACTGTGTTGGGTGGTGAAGGTACGGGTCTTGATTACATACCTAGTAGTTCAGAGGGTACGAGTATGGTGTGGGGTTTCATAACGATGTATGCAGATCCTGCGGTCGCCATGTTTGGTGACGGGAGGATTGTAGCTTCGGTATATATCAAGACCATAGATCTAAATGGAGTGACCGTCAGCGATGTTGAGTATGCAAGACTTACATTCGGAGAACACTACAATTCCCAGAACATAGGACCCTTTCCGGTGGAGCATCCTACCGGGGGCTATTCTCTACAGATTAGAGTGCAAGCATATGATCTAACCACCAAAGAAGATGGAGACCCTAGAACACAAAACTCTTCGAAGATTCAATGGTGTCACCTAAATGTACTAGAAGTAGGAGCACAGTAATGGCCAGACGAAGAAACTCAATAGCACATAGATTTGCCAGGATGAGAGGACTCGCTCCTGAAGAGAAGAGCCTAATGATGAGGCTTGGACACCTGCTGGATGCTGCTTTGAATAACAGGCAGGCGTCCAATCCTTTTGAACCTTCCAAGAACAAACGAGATAGAGTTCTCTATCCACCTACAGGACTCACGGCAGCGACAGGAAATAAGTCACTTACACTTACGTGGCTTGCCGCTGACTCTGATATCCACCTTCGGTATGAGATAGAGATACGGAATAATGACACAGGGATTAGCGTCATTAAGTCTTCGTACACCAATAACTACGTCTTCAAGGGACCGAATGGTTCCTACACTGCCATGGTTAAATCCGTAGGCCGGAATGGTACCTCCTCTGAGGAGATACAGCTTGACTTCATCCTAGAAGCGCAGGTGATGCAGCTAGAGGGTGCGAAACATGACCCTACAGAGCTAGGTACCATGGTTCAAGACCATATTCTCCTGCTTAAAGGTTACTCACTTTACATTTGGGGGTCTGTCATCCTAGACAAATACGTCGCTGGATCCGAGTCTCGCATCAACAACCCAGTAATATTCAGGCTGTGGAGTATGGAAGGTGCCGATGCGATATTCGACGAGCGCGTAGCTACATTAGAGCAGGTGGTCACCTTGTACCCTGCTACTGAATCCGCCGCGGACCTTGATGGAGATGCCCGAGGCGGATCCATCACAAGACCTGAGTCTATCTACGGCAGGAACGGGAGCTTTGAGACTTCCCAATCTGTGATGTTCGACCCTCGGAACGTAGGCGTAGCAGAAGAGGATATAGTATATACCTTCTTCCTCCAAGCAATCAATAGAGAAATAGAGGAGGATGAGGTGAATCTTTCTCTCACTATCTGGGCTGGGTTCGATGGGGTTGGAGACCATATTCCTACTGATCCTTGGGATGGAGGTAAGGCCTCGGAAGATGGAGGTCATAGGAACAGCTTATGGGTGCGTCACAATAGGGCAAGAGGAACTAGTGCTTTCCGTAGCTACGCTGATTCTCGTGGTGCTTGGGGGTATTCTGCGCGGGGTATGGGTGGGATAGGTAATTCATGGACTTACGCAGCTTGGTTTAGGCAGAGAAGGAAAGCCATGAACCTTCAAATAAACTATTCCGGCGCCGATAGTACTGATCCGGACAACTCTGGTAATGTACCCGGACAAAAAGTTATCTTTCATAGAAGGAAGCGCAATAGTTCTACCTTGAATGAGATCTACATGCAAACAGGTCTTGCGGCGGGATCGCAGGGGCAAACCTATCATATTCTAACTATTAACGTAAATGATAAAGATGACGCTGTCTCAGCTACGGGCCTGACCACCTTTCGTGCTCAGTTTAGAGTATTAAACAACGACGAGGGCAAGAGCTACATGTATCCTTGGGGGGAGCAGATCGCCCGAGAAAACGATGGTTGGACTTTTATAGTGGTTTGCTTTGAAGGAGGCCCCGCCGAGGGCGAGGCCGAGGACGACAACAACTACGTTCCTAAGATAAGAGTATACCTAAACAACAGACGGTATGATCCTCATCTTTCATCAGACGACCCTGTGGGCTTCCATAAAAGGGGGATGAATAATGTTGAAGAGGTTCTTAGAAATAGCACACTCGGTACAATGGGCGGGTCCATGTCTAATCCTTGGACGTTGCGAGTCAAGAAGTGTTTCCAAGACGACGATGACGAGTTTCTTTACTGCTTTGGTAAGAATGTACGCGACATAGCTACTGGTGGTGGACATACTAGAGGCTCGGGTTATCTCACTGCTGGTAGCGATCTTTATTTCCACATGGCAGGAATGTGGAATATCGCTATTGATAGAGATTCTCCTCCCGGCTACTACGATGGCAATAACTATGCCAGAATGGTAAAGCCTTGGTACGGACCTTGGATGCGAGTGGATTCTCCTGTTAATGGTTTCCCTTACCCTGGGGAAGGGAAGGAGCCCACACCAAAGTGGGATTGGAGTTATGTCTACATGTTCGGGGATGACAAAGATGAAGAGATTCTATTGGCACAACCCCATATCGGAGAGGTAGGGTTGAATGCAATCAATTATCTATACTCCGAAGGGCATGGATCGAGAGTTAACTGGAAAGAAGGCTACCCCTTTGGTGGTAATCTGGTCCACTGGTGGAAGTTCGGAGCAATCGAAGAACCTTTTGGGTTACATTCGGAGGTGTTACGAGATACAGGACATTATATCTGGGGACATGACATCAACCTCTGTACATCGCTGCCTCTTCCTTTGTGGGACTCTGATGACGGGCGCCCTCGGATAGGCCCACCAGATATCTTCGAAAGGGGTGTCTATGAATGGAGAACAGGAACTCCCGCAGGTATTGCGACCAACCCTCCTGTGTATGACTCAGATCGAATGGCTGTCGGGGGAGGTGGGCCCGATCAGCTGTCATGGACGGAATTCACCACCATAGCGGATATCCAATCCCCTAATGGGACGAATGGGACCACCGCAAACATCCAGGCTTACCCTGGACAGAGGCTCTAGCTTGCAAATTGATGAGGAAATTCCTATAATTAGGTAGGAGACTGCGCAATACAGAGGACTATTAAATGGGTGCTATATTCTCAAATAGAAAGGGTATACGGACAGCTAAGGAAGCAACGGGTGCCCAACAGCACACGGCTATCAGGGCAGCAGAGGCGGCAGCAGCAGAGAATGCCCGAGCACAGGCCAATGAACGCGCTAAGATGGAGGTCTGGGGGCTCCTAGGCTCTCCTGGCAGCTTCGGCCCTGGTGCTGGAAGCTCCGAGCAATGGCAGAATGTAAACAACGTAGACGATCCCAACAGCTTGTTTGATACTACCGGCCTAGGACTCTCTCAACCTGACCAAGACCTCCGCTCTTATGGTCCGAACGATCCTGCTAAGAACAGCATCCTCGGCGTAGCCAGAGAGGGTATCCTCGACCCCGTGTCGTATGCTCATGCTATCTCTAACACAGCCGCCTTCCGTATCCAAAGCTCAAGGGTAGCTGAGTCAGAGCAGCTCCTCAACCGAGAGGGCCCGGCCTGGGATATGTTGAACAACTCCATCCTCGGTGTGATCAATGAAGGGTCAGCTCTCCAGCTCCGAGACACAGTCC